GCCATGAGGAACATCACTATAGCATCTAGGAGGCTTTTTATTTTCTTTAATATAACTTTTGATAGTTTCGATTTTTGTTTTAACATCATGTAACTCCATTGGATGTACTTCAAGCAATGCTAATTCTCCTGACGATTTATCTATCGCAAGGAATCCTCCTTTCGTATCACCCTCTCCTTTGAGATAACCAGATAGCTGGCTTATATATCCAAAGGGATCATCCTCACATAGAGTTTTATCTTTAAACTTTTTAAACCCATACGGTGATGCACTCTTCACATCAATCGTAACACCATCAATGCGACAATCCTTATGGCCTACAACACCCTCAACAATAACTTCTTTTTGTTGTTCGGTTACTTCATGGCCGGAAGCATAACACAAAAATAAGACTATGTCCTCTAGAATATGTCCGTATAAAAATCTAATTTGATCGTGAGGTTTCATCTCATCAACTCTCGGTGTTTCTTTTAAATCATACCAGAGTTGTCGTAAAGGTTTACCTATATTAGAAATTCTTAGATATGGTTTTCGATTGGATCGATCTTCCTTAATTGCATTAACAAGATGACCCGCAATATTCTTACCTGCTTCCTCCGCAAATTCTTGAAGCTCTTGATCGGATCGAGGCGAACCTTCTCCATCTTGTAAGACAGTATAGATATCTTCAATAAGTGAGGATAATTTTTTCATAATAAAAGTAGGGAGAAGGAGATTTTACTCTCCCCCTCCCACTCCTTTCGGTTACGCAGGGAACGGTATATCATCGGAGGCAGGTGCAACATAACCTCCTTTAACGGTATCAAAAGAATCAATCTGTGGCTTGTACTCAACCAAGTCAACTACTTGGATAGCACAGAGATCACCACCTCGACCCTTTCGATTACCCCACGACCAATCATAAGGCCGGAACTTAACCGTAACCAGTGATCCATTCCCTATGTAGGTATCATCCATAGGCGAATTTTGAGAATCAACCACTGATGGTCGTTGATTAAGAACCCCATCCTTACGTTTTACTTTTCTTTTTAACTTAACGAAGTCTCCTTTTTCATCTCCAACATTTTTAATTTCAAGACCAGACTCTTCAAATATAGATTTAGCTTCATCTCCTAGCTGGGCAAGAGTACATTCCCATACACCATCCTCTTCAAACTTGGTATTAGGTGCGACAATGGAAGTCCAATACGCAACACCAGTTGCATACATATAATTATCAGCAGCTTGTGCTTCTTTTTTCTGAGTAGCCATAATTTAATTTCTCCTTAATTTAGGTTAATATAATTTTAATTTAAGCTGCCGCCTGAAGAAGACGATAGCGGGTATATTGAGAGCCATCATCAGCTTTAGCTTTGATAGTCTCAATGTTATGACCTCGATCTCGTAGGTCAGAGATAGTCGCAGTCAGGTTCTCACACCAACCATGTTGAATAGCCGTCTTACGAGTCACTCGCATACGTTTCTTCAAAGCTGATAGAGTTTTTTTCTGACAATCTTTCATACAATTTTCTCCTTTAAGTTAAAAAGATTATGAATCTTACTACACACAAAAATATGTGTCAACAATTTAATGTGTATCAGCCCAGTTTTTTCCAACTTTATATTCGGAATCTAATGGACATCTAAATGAATATATTTCTTCGACCTCCTTCATTGCAGTTTTAGTTATCTTACCAAACTCTTCACAGTCTTTATTGTGTACCTCAAATTGATACTCATCGTGAATACTAGCTACAAGTTTTACATCTAGTCCTTTTCTTTTGTATGCCTCATTAATCTGAACAAGCCACTGCTTACATATAACAGCACCGGCTCCCTGTATTAAAGTATTTAAAGCAGCATGAGGAGATCGAACCTGTAGGGTTCTGCCATCTAGTCCAGGTATGACTCCATTCCGTTCTACAGTTTGATTCAAATTATTTTTAAGAGAAGAAAACTTAGGCATGTTTTTCATAAACTTAGATATTAATTCCTCTCCCTCTCTTGCGGTGCCGCCTACAATCTTACCAATCTTTGCAGCACCTGCGCCATACATTAGTGCATAGATAAATGTTTTCGCTTGATCTCTATTATCCAGGCCAGCCATCTTCTGATTAGCTGTATGTACATCACCCTCTAATATTTCTTTAACAAAGATAGGATCGTCCATCATGTGTGCCAGACCTCTAAGCTCTAGACCTGATGCATCTGTACCTATCAAAGAGTAATTATCAGGGTCAGGTACGCTCCACATTCCTCGACACTCTTTACCCATAGGAGAATAAACAGCGGGAACTTGAGCCATGTTTGGAGAGGTGTGCGCCATCCTACCTGTGACAGTCTTGAGAGTTAGAACTCTCCCATGAACTCTGCTTGAAGAATCAGCAGCCTCAATCCAAGATTTAACTTGGGCGTATCTCTTACCTAACAAGAGGTATTCAGATATTTTCTTTGCCTCTGGTAAATCAATTGTCTCTAGGACTGCCTCATCTACAATAACATTTCCTTTATCTGTTTTCTTTTCTGGCTTCCATCCAAGGCCCATCAACCTTTCTGCTATCTGCTTTCGAGATGCAGGATTGAATGGAGTTACAATATCGGCAAGAGGTTTGCCTGATCTTTTGTGGGTTCTGCCAGAGATAACATGAGGTGGAAATATATTTTGTAATTCATTCTCGATGTTGTCCATCTTATCTTCAACAGAGGACACAAACGTAGTAGACTTTTGTAAGTCTAGATAAAACCCATTACGTTCCTGCTCATCAATAATACTTTTTATCTTATGCTCAAGTTGAATTGATCTAGCAGAGAATATATTTTGTTGTTGTTTAAAATATTTATACAAAGAGTAGGTTACATTAACATCTTGTTTACAATAGTCCAGCATATCTTCAGAGAAATTACTGAAGCTTTCAACCTCACCTTTATGGATTCCTAATCGAACGCCCCAAGATTTTAAACTATGACCGTTATCTATTATTGGATTATAAAGTTGTGATAAGATCATTGTGTCTATGATCCTATCACATTGAATGTTAGTTCCAGTAAGTCTATTGAGTACAGGAGCATCAAAAGATATACCATTATGCATTACAAATTGTGACACACTCCTAGCAAAGTTAGGAAACTTAACGTAACACTCATCTCCTACAAAGGTATATGGCTTTTTACTTTCGGTATCATAAGCAACAATACAATGAATTTTTGTTGCATCAATAGCATCTGTTTCTATATCAAGAACTACACTCATAACTACACCTATCCTTCGTAAGTGAAATCCTTATTTAATTTTTAAAAGCTTTGCTTTCTTTAAAGGAATGACAAAGAAGTATTCTCCCTTGCTGACATACCTGTTTGATATCTCCTCCAGTGGAGAGGAGTCTACCACATCAGCAGGAATTTTCCAAGCCTGTTTATATTCTTTATTAAAAATAATAAAACTTAGTGATGCCTCATTATTTTTTGCCAATGCAATCAACCTCTTCTTTCTTTCAGGAAGACGTACATCTTCCCAAGACTCAGGCCAATCTCCAGACCATACAAGCTTTGTTTCTACTTCTGTATAGTACAGTTTGCCAGCTTTCTCACTAACAATATCAGGCCCATAAGTTTCTGTCTTATCTAAAATCTTATGTTCCTTAGACTTTAAATACGCTACTCCTTTTTGAATAGCTTTGCTATTAGTTTCATTATATAAATCTCTATTGAATTTTTTCCTGACACTAGCTACAGGGCTAATCCTGTTTACTCGACAAGTCAAAATGCTTCTCCTTCTTCTTCGTCTCTAACCTCAAATGGATTAGATATCTCAGTTAAACGTCCTGTATCTTTATCATAGAAAAGATATGTTGCTGGACCTACCTCACCACTATATCTATTTTTAAGAACTCGAACAAGTGTTGTATTAGCAAGAGTCTCGTCTGTCTCTTGTTGATTTCTCTCCAATGCATATACCATGTCTGATAATTGAGCTATGCTATGGCTACCTCTAAGGTGGGCAAGGCTAACCTCTCCCCCTTCTTCATGGGATTTTGAAGAGCTTGCTCGGCGTAGGTGGGATACAAGATTTAAAGATATACCTGTCTCCTCAACCAAGCTTCTTAGCTTAGTCATCAAAACATCTATACCTCTCCTCTCATCTCCGTCTTCTTGACCAGACACAAGAATAGATAAGTGATCTAAGAATATCCATTTACAGTCTAAAGCTTTTGCCATATACCTGATTCGAGACAGTATCTCATCGTTAGATATAGAACCAAAATGGTCAAAAGCGAAAAGTCTCCCCGTCCCAATAGTCTTCTCCTCCCAGCGAGTCATCTGCTCTCTGGTAAATTGATCTCTAATTTCTTTAATGTATAATCTTTGGTTAGCTTCGACTGCCATCAAGTTGAAGGCCGTCTTCTTAGTGTTCTCCTCAAGCGCAAGGATACCTATATTATCTTTCGTATGATATAGAAAGTAATGCATAAGTTCTCGCAACACAGAACTCTTACCCATACCAGAGCCAGAAGTCCAGGTCACAAGCTCTCCAGTTCTACAACCAAAAGTCTTTTCATTTAAAGAAGGCCAAGGATAAGCAACACTCTCACAGAAGTCCTCTTCATAAAGAGACTCTCCTAGATTACCTAAATTAATAATACCAGCGGGTGTGTAGGGTTCAGCGTTCCACCAAGCCTTAGTAAATTCTTCTCGACAACCAGCCTTTAAATAATCTGAAGCATCTTTAAATGTTGTAAGCTTTACGATGCTACATTTATTCGGCTCGAATAGGGATGCGACTTGGTTCGCTGCTTCTCTTCCAGCTTTGTCCTTATCAAAACATAGAACTACATTATCAAATGAATTAAGATAGTCCATATTCTTTTGAACATCAGATACTGCTGTAGTGGAAGACCTTACAGAAACACAAGGCCACTGACTACCAAACATTTGGTATGTTGAAGCAGCGTCCAACTCTCCCTCTGTAATCGTAACGTACTTACCTTTAGCAGGAAAGTTTTTCTGTCCGAACAAAGCTGCGTCACTGATGTTACCTTCGGTGGGAAAGGTTTTGTTTGCAACAACTCGAAACTTATTAGCTACATGCGAACCGTCAGTATTATAATAAGGATATACATGTTTAATAATATTTCCTTGAGCATCCTTTACAACTGAAATACCGTAGGCTTTACAGGTAGCAGCAGTAAGTTTGCGGTCTGGAATGTCTTGATAGTTTTTATCTTCAGCCATGTTTTTAGAGTAAACTTTAAGATTAGCATTAGAGGGTTGAACTTGTTCTTGTTCTTGCATACTAGAATCCTTTGTATATGTTTTACAAACAAAGCAAAAAGCACTGCCGTCATCATATAAAGCATTACCGTCTGACGATCCGCACTCTTCACAATTAACATGCTTCACAAACTTAGCATCTTTCTTCATGTATTTCTCCTCATAATTAAAGAACCTACAGTTCGTAAGAACTTACTGTAGGTTCGTTAATTAGTTCTGGAATTTAAAGTCTTAGCTGGTACTTACAATCGCATAGCTGTTAGGCCCAGCCTTTAAAGCAACAAGAAGTGATTCTCTGTCTTTAATAAAAGCTTCTGCATCCTTTCTATTTTTGAAGGAGATGTTTGTTTCCTTACCATCAAAACATATTCTATATGTTCTTCGCTTCATCTCTATCTCCTAGTGTTTTAATCAATGGAAATATTATACTCAATCTTTGTAAACATTCAAGCGCTATTTTTCTGTGTTCTTTTTGAGTAGACTTATCTGTGCGTAGTTGAATGTAATGTATCCATGATCGTAAGGTTCCATTCATATACATACGAGACATGGTTAAGCCTTCCGGCAAGATAGCTCTTGCCTGTTCTTTAGCTATACCTTTTTTAATAGCCCATGCGTACTCCTTTTCTACGGCCCAGAGAACTCTTTTCTGCGCCCACTCCCACTCTATTTCAAGCAGGTCATCGTCTACCTCAACAGAGTTTTGCCTATTGGTAAGGTCTTGAAGCCTTGCTTCTCTTGTTACAAAGCTTAATTCTTTTATAGGATCAGCATACCTCTGGCTAAACTCTTGAAAAGAAAAAGACCTATGCCGTAGTATTTGTCGTGCAATATCTCTTGTTGTCTCTATCTCAAGACAAACATTGACCATCTCAAACGGCGACCAGTGCTGATGTTTTATTAAATAACTTAATAATTTTTCAGCAGTCTCCGAGTTATCTTGATTGTCAGGGTTAGAAACCCTAGCACAGAATGTTATAAGTTTTTGAAAATTAAAATGAGTAGGTAAATACTCAGAATTTAATTCTACTTTTGCAGAGTTTGTATATGATATTAAGGATACACTCATTGGTCCTCTTCACTATCTAATAAGTTATCAATAAAATATTTTCTATCAGCTATTAATTCTTCTGATTCTCTTTTAGCTAGACCTCTAGCTTCTTTTAAAGAATACCCTTCTCGTTGATACTCTCTTGTAAGTTTCTTAAAAATATTTTTGTAGTCTGATTCCCATAAATTTTTAGACATGGCTCTCTCGTTTAAAGATTTCTTGTGTAGCCCAAGGCTTGTTGCGATAGTTTTTCTAAACTATCTTCTGTTATTTTTAATTTTAATTTTATATAATCATTCTCTTCTATTAAATCCTTAATTCTAATATTAGCGTTAGCTAATTGTGTATTCAATTCAAACACATTTCGTTTTAATATATCTACGTCATCCATTTTATGAACTCATATTCTTTTTAATTTCATCGAACAAAACATTTAACTTTGTTGCTGTTGTGTGTAATGATTGTTCCTGTTTTAAGTTTAGAAACTGAATAGAATTAACATCATCTAAAATATCTAGAATTGTTTTTCTATAATAGATTAAGTCCTGTTCTAACCTCTCATCTATTTTACTTAGTTCATCAGATAGCCTTGGACTTCCAACAGGTAGTCCACCTGACTCTCTTTCTTTTAATTTAATATCTCTGGTAATATTTTTTAGTGACTGTAACATAATCCCTCACATAAATTGTGGTCCTTTATACCAACAGACAATAGAGTATCTGTCGCCATACTTAACTGGAGTTATTTGATGCCACATAAAAGAAGGAAACACAATTATGCTCCCTGCATTACGCATCTCTTTTACTGTAGTGAATCTTTTCTTTTCAACTGGAGAAACAAATTTCTGTATTTGAAAATCTCCACCCTTAAAGTTATCATTCAAGGTTATACATACACTTAACTTCCGTACAAGTCCTTCACTATCAGGAAGCATGTCATGGTGCCAAGTGTACTTATCATTCTTAGAGTATATACTTACTTGAGGTGTATCATAACTAGTTAGATTATAATTCCACATACATTCTTCTTTAGCAAACCCAGCATACAAACTAAAAATATCTATAAATTCTTTTGAATTTAAAAAGGCAGTTTGGGATTGTCGTTTCTCTTCGTCAACAACATCACCCTCACCCTCATTTATTTTTGAGTTATTAAAATCTAAATCTTTTATAAACTTAACTATCTTATTACAGTGTTCTTTTTCTATAGCACTATCATAGACTTTATACGTTTCCATTTAACTTTCATTCCCTAAACTAGAAGGTTTACTTTGTGGTTTTTCTTTTGACTCGGCTGCTTCTGTTGGTTCTGGTTCCGGTCTTTCTGCATCTGATGTATTTTCTCCACCTTCTTACGAATTATTTTTGGTGAATGCCAAAGGTCCAGAGGATGCATCCCTGTTATTGATATCATTACTTATCTCCTAACTTTATTCTATACTTATAGCACATACTTATCCTAAACGATACCCCTTCCTCACATCTTTTAAATATCCTGACGCACTGTACTTGTACTCTTCTTTACAATGATTAGGAATAAACCTAGCGCCCTTCTCCATACAGT